GAGTTAAATTGTCTCGTAAAAAAAATAAAAAATCATTTAAAAATAAGTCTTTAAAAAGATATTCTAAAAGAAAAATATCAAAAAGAAAAATATCAAAAAGGAAAATATCAAAAAGGAAAATATCAAAGAAAAGATCAAAAAAAATATTGATGAACGGAGGGATGAATTGGCCGTTTACGAGATACTTGGCGGCTAAAATGGGTTTATTACCTGCACCTGCACCTGCACCTGAACCAGTAATGGATAGTTATAAAAGTTGTAATCGTGATATAAATGATAATATATTATCACAAATGAGATGTATGGTAGATGATGGTGAATTACCTTTATCTGAAATTAATAGGGATACCACATGTCATCAAAGTCAAAGAGGATTATTTATTGTATTAGAAAAATATTATAATCCTGGGGGTGGAAATATATTAAGTAAGTTAAAAAAACATTATACATGGAGTAAAACTAAAGAGTTATTAGAATCAGGTGAACATTATATAATTGAAGCAAGTATATTTGGTGTGCATTCTTATTTTATAGAAATAAAAGATAAAAAATTTAGAATTATAAGTTTATGGGAGCTACAATACGGTTTTTTAGATTTCCCAGAGTTGTCTATATGGGGAAAATTTCGTGATTATAATGATTATGATGTTTTCTTAAATAAATTAAAATTAATTAATGGTGATGATATTGATTTAGATACTTCTGGTAATCATAATTTATATGAGTATAAAATGACAATAAAAGAATCTAAAATATGTGCGGCTACAATTAGTGAAATATTTGCATCAAATGTAATATGGAGTGAAATATATGATAGTATTACTAGTCAAAAAGGAATGTTAAGTCAACCTAAATATGTTTTACAACTTGAAAGAATTACTTGAATACATGCCATCATTTTGTTTAATGAAAGATAAACAATGTTTAAATACATTTAAATGAGCTGATATTAATGGAATAAAAATGATGATTTACAATTTATATCATTGAGTGGAATATGATAAGGATTTTATGTTGCAAATGTATGGTAAACCCAATATTTTAAAAATAAATTTATATTCTATTTGTTAAAATTTAAAAAGTAACTAGTGATAAAAAAAATGTTAAATATTAAAGATTAATTAATAATTTATATATAAGATGACTACATTTGACGCATTCGATTTAAATGATAAATTACTAAGAGGAATATATTCGTATGGGTTTGAGAATCCATCTGATATTCAAACTAAAGCATTACCGATTATTAATTCTAAAAGAGATTTAATAGCACAAGCACAATCAGGAACTGGTAAAACTGGAGCATTTACTATTGGTGCCCTGAATCTATTAGATTGTGAATTAAAGAAAACTCAAGTATTGATCCTGAATCCTACATATGAATTAGTAAACCAAAACTATGATGTATTAAAAGCACTTAGTCAATATATGGATTGTAGTATTATGAAGGTAGTAGGTAAAACAAGTGTAGAAGAATGTAAACGAGATTTACAAAAAGAACCTCAAATTATAGTTGGGACACCAGGAAGAGTATTAGATATGATTAGTAAAAGATATTTATATACAAATGATATTAAATTATTTATATTAGACGAAGCTGATGAAATGTTGTCAGGAGGATTTAGGGAAAATATTTATAATATAATTCAATATATTTCTAAAGATACACAAATATGTTTATTTAGTGCTACTAAAAATGATGAAACTTTAGAACTATGTGAAAAATTCCTAAATAATCCTGAAACAATCTTAGTAGAGAACCAAAATGTAACATTAGAAGGTATTAAACAATTTAAGGTGGTTATTAAAGAAGAATGGAAATATGATACTTTAGTTGATATTTATGATTTATTAAATGTTTCTCAATGTATAATTTATATTAATTATAAAAATAAACTAATGAATATTTATGATGAATTAATTAAAAATAATTATCCAGTTGATTTTATTCATGGAGAAATAACTAAGGATGAAAGAGAAAGTAAATTACTCGATTTTAAAAATGGTAAGACAAGAATGTTATTATCTACTGACCTATTAGCTAGAGGTATTGATGTTCAACAATTAAATTTAGTAATTAATTTTGATCTACCTAGATCAAAAGAAACATACGTCCATAGAATTGGGCGATCTGGAAGATATGGACGTAAAGGTGTTGCAATTAATTTAGTTAATAACAGAGAAGAACCTTATCTAAAAGAATTAGAAGAACATTACTGTATACAGATAAATGACTTACCTGAAAATGTTAATGATATTTTTAATATTTAAAAAGTTATGCGTAATAAATATAAATATATTTTAATATAATTATAAATGGATAATTTAGAAATTAACTTAGATGATGAATTCAAAAATATTGATATTAGTTCGAATATCAATACAGATAATACTATGGGTATAGATTTATTAATGGGAGAAAATAAAGGTGTAGGAGGTAATTCACCAGCCGCTAAAACTATTCCTGAAATGAGTTCTCCTTTCGCTAATACACCAAATGTTTCAGAACCTTTTAATGACCCTATGATGAGTAATCTCCCTGATAGTGATTATAAACCCGTTCATGTTCTTTCGCAAACAGATATTAAAAATGAAAAAATTGATTTATTATATAAATTTAAAAAACTCACGGATCAAGGTGTAAGAACAACATCAAATTATAATATGAATTCTAATTTAGATGATATGAGAAATGAATATATTAAATTAAAAAAACAGAGAGATGTAGAGAATTCTGTTAAATTCCAGCGAAAAGTAATGATGGCTGCTGTATCAGGAGCTGAGTTTCTTAATAGTAAGTTTGATCCATTTGATGTTAAATTAGACGGATGGTCTGAATCAGTTAATGAAGGTATAGACGATTTTGATGAAGTATTTGAACAATTATATGAGAAATATGGTGGTGGTGGTGAAATGGCACCTGAATTAAAATTAGTTATGATGCTTGGTGGTTCAGCATTTATGTTTCACTTATCAAATACTATGTTCAAATCATCCGTACCTAATATGGGAGATATCATGCAACAGAATCCGGATTTAATGAAACAATTCGCTAAAGCAGCTGTAGGTTCTATGGCTGGACAACCGCAACAACAACAAAATTCTATGCCGAATTTCATGCAGCAACCACAGCAACAACCGCAACCACAACAACAGAACCTTTCAACTCCTTCAAGATTAGAAATGAATGGTCCAGTCGCTGATATAGATGATATTATTAATAATATGAACTTACAACCAAATACTGGCCCGGATTTAGACAGTATATCTATCATGAGTGGTGATAGTAATACTTCTAAAGGTATTACATTGACCTTATAAAGTTTGTTTAACATTATTTAATAATTCAATACATGTATCTATATATTGTCCTTTTTTATCTTCATTACTGTCATCGTCCTTTTTATACAAACTCTTTATGATTTGTATAAATATGAAATATAAAACTATCATAATTAATGAAATATTTATATCTTTTGTTGAAACTAAAAACAAACAAAATATAAAAATATGTTTCAATATTTGTTGATTATGAAAATAAGGTTGCATGTCTTGAAACATCATACGCCCACCAAACATATTCAATATGAATGCAGAACTCATAAACATAGGTGTATTAACTAAAATATCAAAAATATACATTATATTTTATTAAATAAAAAAAATATGTATATATATAAATGGTTGCTTTATTATCCCAATGTTATTCTGATACGAATATGACAGGTTCAGAAAAAGTTCAAAATGAACTTACTGTTAAAAAAAATGAAGAACAAGTTGAGTTAGAACCTAAGAGACAAGATCAAGGACAAGAACAAGAACAGCGTTTTTTTCCTCCCCAAAGAAAATATCCTGGTTTACCTAAACCAAACAATTCTAATTTATTAAAGAAAGGAGATTCAATATCTAATAGTCAATTATTAGATTTATCTGATTATGTGGATTATTTAGAAAAAATGGTTGTTGATTATAAAGAACAATATGATAACAGGTATAATAAAATCCAAAATCAAGAATATAAAGTAATTGAAAATTTCTCTAATGGTAATACTAATGATTTATTATTATATATAGTAACATGTATTTTTGTATTATTATTAGTAGATTATATTTTTAAAATGGGTAAGAATTCTTATTAAAATATTTCATATAATATGAATAAAATATATAAGATTATATTGACATCTATTATTTTAACTACATTATTTTATTTTATCCCTAATAAATCTAATTTCAATAAATATTATATGATCCCTTTAATTACCTCATTGATTATTAAATATTCATTAGGTGATTTAGATATTGGATACACTTTTACTTATAAAGATATATTATATTTTATAGGTATTATATCAGTAAGTATGATTACTATTTATTTATTAACTAAATTTCTTATCTATGTTAAATAATTATCCCTAATCTAATTTCAATATATAGTTATTTTTTCCCAATTAATTAATTAAATAAATTATCTAAGTTATATTATAAATGAATCAACATAAACGAAAAGTTAAAACTTTGAAGAGAAAAAATGCGAAAAAAACTATAAAGCGACGAAATTATAGAAAGAAAACACAAAGGGGGGGTGCCCCGCTCGTCCGACCTGATGCAAATATAACAAAGGAGTCCTGGAGGAGGAAAGGATTTCGTAAGTTAAGAAGAGCGAGACATTTTGTCCCGGTATTGGATACTTTAAAGATAATTCCTTTTGCAAAGCACGCTATTAATAAAGCGTCAAAAGATTTGGACGACCGATTTGACGCCGGAACATGTAAAATGGTATTAGCGGAAATGAGCGATAATATTGATGCTATGGATGAAATAAACCTCAATTATAATTATACTGTGGAGGATGCGCTCGCCGGTTTTGGAACTGACGTCCAGGCCGCAATTGAGAAAGTAAAACAAAGGTTGACAGATAAGAAAGAGGAATTTAATGGTTTAATATCGGCAATTAGCATTAATCCTGACGAGTCCCGTAAAGATAAATGTTCAGGTGTCAAAATTAAACGAAATAAGCTTCGAAAAGATATTGTGGACGTTGGTGGGGAGCACTTAAATCGTGAAACTTGGATGAATCATTATAATACGTTGATTGATGCAGCGATAAGCCGGAATGCATCTTACAATGAAGTAGTAACTACCGCGCTGGAAGCTGACGGGGTGGGAAACAGACTGAAGGAAGCAGTTGCCGCGGTTGTTGGGGAGGCCGGATTAATAGCTGATGCCGCCGGTGTAATTACCTATATGGCTGAACTGAATATTGATAATGATATGGAGCCGTTAAAACTGGCATCTGCAGAGATTAGGGCGCTGGCGGCTGCTACCGAAAATATGGCTTTTGGCGATACAGGGGCTCTCACTCGTATAATACGTTGATTGATGCAGCGATAAGCCGGAATGCATCTTACAATGAAGTAGTAACTACCGCGCTGGAAGCTGACGGGGTGGGAAACAGACTGAAGGAAGCAGTTGCCGCGGTTGTTGGGGATGAAGGATTAATAGCTGATGCCGCCGGTGTAATTACCTATATGGCTGAACTGAATATTGATAATGATATGGAGCCGTTAAAACTGGGATCTGCAGAGATTAGGGCGCTGGCGGCTGCTACCGAAAATATGGCTTTTGGCGATACAGGGGCTCTCACTCGTAAATCCTTGTAAAGGGACCGTATGGAGAAATATTAGAGATACCATATCATCTTATTTATACCTGGCGGAATCGAAAAATAAATTATACCTCTATGTAAATTTACTAGTTATATTCATTAATATATTATCATTATACATTAAATTACCTGTAGGATTATAGTCATCTATTTTTTTAAAATTATCTTTATTTTCAATTCTTTTAACATTTTTATATGATCGTTTATTCTTTTTATTTTCCCATGAAATGAATAAAAAATTTGGATGTATATACATTACATCAAACTTATCTCTTTTTAGAGAAT